TGAGGAGGTTGATGACATCTCATACGGTGATGAAGATCACGGGGATCCTGAACCACCGCCGCCGCCGCCTCCGACAGGGGATCCAACCGTCGTGATCACCCATATCGACGATCCTGATCATGGAGGTTTGGGTAAAGATGACCGCGGCAAGATTCATCCACCCGGACGGCGCCCACCCGGACAGGATGGAGTAATTTCACCACGTGTCTCTTGGTTCCAACAAACACGTAGGGTCGGGCAACCTGGGGTTGACGAAACCGAAGAGACTCACGGTACGCCCTTAAAGGGAGACTCTTTAACCTACTCTACTTCACCTAAAGCCCCATCTACAGGTAAGCCCGGTTCGGAGGGTCATCCTGGAACTTCACAAACGGAAGGTCTAGGCTCCACAACTTCCGAAAGAGAACCACCTACTGGAGGAGGAGTAGATTACTACGGATTATAATGTACACTTTAGACTTAGGCTTTCCTGCTAATGAGGTTCCCTCGCGTAGGCAATTAATAACTAATAATTCTTCCCGCGAGGTCCAAATAAGTAATTTTAAAATCTACCCAGAGGTTAACCCTGATGATTTTGATATTCTTCCTCAAATGTATTATACCGTTTATGTGTCTGGACACGACCCAACTGCAGTAGACACGATTGAGACTGTTTACACATTACCAATCGTGTTTACTACAGACGTATTTGTAGGTCCTGCTGCAGATGATGTAGTTCCCCCCCATGGAACTATAGGTCCTCGTGGGGTTAGGACAATTGCGAATGATATACAATATTATCACTGTCATGATTTTTTAGGTTTTACACCAAGCTCCCAAGCTATTTCTGGGGCACCTCCGGTTTACGGGGAAGAAAACAGCAAAAAGGATTCCCAAAGCGGATTAAATACTTTTTACCACATTACTACGGTGGACCCTTTTGTGCTTCCTATAGGGATGCAATTGTATATGGATTTGTCCGCAACTCAGGCTGATACCCACGGATTGAACCAGGTCTCTGGTGCTTTTTTAAAGGATAACTCGACGTATACATCTGCTATAGAAACCTATTACCATGAGGGGCAAAAGGTTAATGGGGCTTTACAGTACATCGCTTTATATAATGAGGCTTTGGGTCCAATTTCCACAAGTAAAAAATCAAGTACAGACCCTGTTATTATAACTACCTTCGATTATGAATCTACTTTACTTCCCATGGAGGCTAATTTTACTAGGATTAAATTAACAGGAAATGCTTACGAACCAAGCTCAGGGGAAATTACAACGTCCGCGGGAGATTTTATAACACTTGTTCAAAATGCGGAATATGCAAAAGTTCAAACAGTGGAACAGCGGGAGTATCAGTCAGGTAAAGGGGATTTAACTATTACAAAATTGCAGTTATATGCTTCTGAATATAACGCTGCTGAGAAAGCTGTTTATGATATTTATAAAATGAGGAGTAATGGGTTTTACGAACCCCTGTATTACAGGATTCCTATTTATGCGAGCTCTAATGAACTCCCGGTAAATACGATGAATAGTGTCGCAAGTGGAACGTCCGCTCTTGATTTTGTGGAGACGTTCTTCGACACTAGGAATTTTACAGCGGTGAGGTTAGCTCACAACTCCCAGCCAGGTCTAAAAGATGGGGAGGCTATTGTGGCTGTTTGCCGTGAAAATTCTCTAGGAGGCTCACCGCTTGCAGCAATGGCCCGCCAAACATTGACGGTCTATTATGAGGGGTATTACGAGCAGGAAGGTGGATACCGAATAACCTCTCAGACCGGGAAGAGATATCAATATCATAATGCCTCAGGGAGGTGGCAAAGGATATGACCCTTTTAACCTCGTTCATTATTGTTCCAAGGGTAGAGATAGAATTAGTAGTTTCGGAGGATGTTTACTTACCTTTGGGTGTGGACAAAACCCCTCCCTCTCCAGTACTTCCTGAGGGCATAACTACAGGTTCCATGGGAAATTCCAACCTTAAAGCCGGTGTCCCGGCGGTAGCAAAAGGAACAACTGGCAGCCCTATTGTTGAAATGGGAGCTGCACTTTTCGGTAATACCAACCCCCTTAAATCGAAAGGAAGTCTGGAACCTGTTAAAACAGAGGTTACTAAACTAAATAAAATAGAGCCAGTGGTTACCCTGGAAATTATAAGATGAGTGCAATAGCAACTGTAGGAAGTAAGTTAAACGCAGACAATGGCGTTGTAACCCAAGGAAAAGATTTTTGTAGGGTTGAAGGGAAACCTATTGCTCATGTAGGTTCCCAAGGGACTACACACCCATGCCTCCCTGGTGAAGGTGCTGGAGCAGGAGGAGCAGGAGGGTACAAAGGTCCGGGAGACACGGTTCCCCCGGATGGAGGCGGAGCTCCCCCTCCCCCTCCTCCTGCTCCTCCTGCTCCGTGCCTACATATGGCAGGGGAATGGGCTATATGTCACGCCCAGCGCTTTGTTAGAGTTGGGGGTCAGAGGGTTGCCACGGTTGGCAGTAAAACTTCGTGTAAACATGTGGTTGTCTCTGGCAAGTTTGTAAATATAAATGGATAAATAGATGTTATCAGAAACTACGCTACGACTTTTTAATAGCACCGCTTTAACAGCGATGTCTAATGTATTAACTATTGAGTTAGGTCGTCTGTCACGAAGAATGGGTAATGCTCGTGCGAGACTTGTTAGATTAACTGGACAACATCAACAGGTTAATAGAGCTGGGAATAAAAGATTGTATCAATCTCCCAATTCTGGAAAGATTGGCGATGAGAAATCACAAAATAAATTAGCAGCAATTAAGAGCTCAATTGATACTATGTCGTTGTTGCTAAATTCAGGTAATGATGTATTCCGCTCCGGCGCACCAGAGGGGGACATAGCTCAAGCGATTCAGCAGGCAAGAACTGAACTTTACCAACAATTTCCACAACCTAATCAATTTAAGAATACCTTCGCAAATAATAAAATACGGAGGGTCTACTCTGCGTTTGTAAGGTTAAGAACCGATGTCGATGCAGTATCCCAGCAGGTTGAGTATATTCATAGGATTCTGCAAGACCGAGCTGAAGGGGCAGCTGAGGAGCCCAAGCTAAATTACGATGCACTGTTTCAAGGCTCCACTCTCTCGGAAGCTGAAATGGAGTCTATTGCTCAGTACGAGCAGTTGGTAGAAAGGTCTGTGATTAAACCTTACAGAAAGAACAAAGCATTTCGAGCATCTATCAACGCCCAAATGAAAGACCAGGAAGAGGAGTCTCCGGAGGATACCTCTATGTTCGATTTAGTGTATGGACCTCCGGTATCGACTGAAGGTAAATTTATTTTATCGGAAGACGGTCTTTATTATGATTCTAGAAGGGGAGGAATTCCCTTAACGGAAGATATTGCTATGGCTTCGAACAGCTGGACGCTGCGCAATAGTCCATATTTGGGAGGTCGAGGTCAAGCTGTAACACTAGAAGATTTTAATCTTATCTCTGAAACAATCTTTGCTATTGATTTTTCTGCGGATGACCCTGAGGAAAATGTAAGTCGCCTGCTTGAAATAGACGAGGTGCTACAGGCGTATGTCCGAGATAGAAACTTGCACCACACCCAAATCGAAGCTCAAGTGACTGAACTTGTAGAAACTGGATTTGCTGAAGATAGCCCAACAGTGGTTAACTATAGGCGTTCCCAGACTGCCATTAGTGATGCTTATGAAAGTAAGATTGTTAAGCGCAAAAAACAACTCCAGCTGTTCGGGTTATTTGGAGGCATTGAAATCACAACCAGTGACCATAAATTAGGTCCGGATGTGATTATTAAAACGTTAACTAATGCTGAGCGTACTCATCTATTGGTTACGAATGGGTATAAAGCAAATGGGAGTGATTTTCCCTTTGGCCCTAACGACGGTGTAGTCCGGATTGGAGATGTTGTAGTGGACATGGAGGAGGGTAAAGTACGAGTTCGTAAGAGGTTAGAGAGAGCTCCTTTAAATGATTTTTCATATTTGAAAGGTACGGGCATAATTCCTAATTTAAAAACACAAAAACGAATTGTTATTTCAGAAGATGTGGCTAGTATTGTAGACCCAGTAGAGCCTATGTTTGTGAAAGGCAATCCACTCCTGAACACTATTTATTTAAAAGATTTTAGTGTAGACGATATTTCAACTGGAGATTTTGTTAAGTCTCGAGGAGGAGTGTCTGGCACTGGAGCCACTTTTAAAAGCATTGGGGATTCCTTGGTTACGGAGGGTTTGGAGGTTTGTTATAACTTCTTGAAGCCCGATGTTGTAGCTCCTAACTCACATTTATATGAGTTGGATAATTTTGCTGAGGGCTCTCGGGCGCTGAACGGTAAATTTGTTGCTTCTTCAACCGCGCATGCTTTTCCATCTGGTGTTTCTATTCCTTTTTTGAGAGGAGCGATTTACAATCCCGAGACCAGGTTTGGAATTTACTATAGGCCCGTTGATATATCAGATGTTCACAATAATGAAGGAGGCTGCTATATTAGACTCCCTAACAACATTAAGGATGGAGAGCTTTATTCTGCCGGTGAGCGTGTCAATGGTCTTACATATGGAAAGGATGGTTGGGCCATGGATTTTTGGACTCACATTCCTGATGTTTCTGCTGGACTTACCGCACACCACAGATATAGGATTGTAGCGGCTTGTGAAAATAGTGGAAACGACCCGGAGGCAGGCAACTTTATTACAGCTGCTGTAGAAACTGATGACCGTGGTCCCGTTCGAGGGATGGTCATAGGGTTTAGGGATAAGGACGTTTCTGGGGCCGCAATTGACGGACCTTACCCAGCGGGTAGCGACGGTCAGTTAGAGTTTGTAATCCTACCCACAGTTGGACAGAACTCTTTGATAGGTGCCCAGGATGGTTGGGAGTGGGACCATAGCATTGCTATTCAAGAAAAAGATATTAAAGACGCAGATGAGGGGGCTGTTCTTGCTTCTCCTTCTCGTCATGGTAATACGACTTCCGGTACGGAGCTTGGAATTAAAATTCCTGTAACAGTTTCTACAAGCACCGGACAGTCGTGCCTCAGCTGTGATACAGAATTCTGCCACTATGTAGTGTCCTTTAACTACAGTCAAGACAAGGCTTGCGTCTATGTTGACGGGAACTTGTTGGCAACTTCCTCTATATCTGAGGCTTTTAATACTGAGCCTGGAGCTCCTTTAAATTTTCCTGGACCAATCAATCCACGAAGGGACTCCCGTGGTAGTTGGGTTTCGGAAGATACTAATTCTGAGAATTTAGCCGAAGGGTATACTTCTAACGGACTTCCTCGATACCCAATCTTTACACCTTGGATTCTTGGTGGAGGATACTCGGACATGATAGGTCCGGCTGTAAATCGACCTGGGGCTACTACCCCTTTGGGGTTCTTAGGGTTCAACACCAATGACCAGTATAAAATTGTATCAGGTAGATTATTAAGTAGCGACATTTACGGGGGGTTTATAGGGCAACATATTCCGGGTATTGGAGGCCAAAGTAACACAGGTTCCTCTCGAAAGATTCCTAGAAGTGGGCTGGATGGGTTTTTAGGAAGTTTTAAATTGTACTCCAAAGCTCTAGATATTAAAGAGGTTAAAATTAATTACGACGCCCAAAAGGGATATTTTAAAAACATAGAAACATATAGATAATGACACTAGGAAACGCAGAAGCATACACTGTTAAATATGTCCCGTTAGGGATTACTGAGCAGTTGACGGGGTTAAACTCAGGGTTATCCCCTGTGAATGCGGGGGGAGTGTTTTCCAAGCAGTACGGTGTCCAGCTGGTAAAAAGAAATTTAATTGATTTACTTAGCACGAAAAAAGGAGATAGGGTTATGCTTCCGGATTACGGTACAAACCTTCATTTAGCTGTGTTTGAGGAACTAGATTCTTACTTAAAACAAGACATAGAAAATACTATTAGTCGTGCTATTGCTACCTACGAACCTCGTGTAGATATTAAACACCTGTCTGTAGATATCATCGATGACACTGTGTATTTTTCGGTCGCTACCGAAGAGATTGTAGGTTTTACTGAGAATTCTAAAGTTCTTATTTCGTTAACTGTAGCGTTAAAAGAGGATGCACTTTCTACTGAACATATTAACCTCGCCTTTTAAACATGTCATTTCCCACTAATCCTTTATATAATGTGTCTGCTTTCGCAGGCACGGTTGAGTCTGATTATCTCCGCTACGCGGCGATTCCGGAATCAGAAAAGCCGTCATTTATTGACTATTCCTTAACAGACTTTTCTTCTTACAAACAAGCATTACTAAACTATGTTAGGGCGGTATACCCTGATGAGTTTACTAACTTTTCCGAGTCTGATATGGGTGTTATGTTTGTGGAACTATTCGCATACCTTGCAAGTGTCGTGTCTTTAAAAGCTGATTTTTTAGCTAATGAAACATACTTAAGTACTGTTAGAAGCACCACAAATTTGAGAAAACTTTTGCAACTTCTAGGTGTAGACTTAAAAGGCCCCACAGCGGCTAAAGCGGAAGCGGTTGCAACCCTGCCCACAGGGTTTTTTGAAGATGCACCGGCGAAAGTCATTATCCCTAAAGCAAATCGGAGTATCATAGGAACTCAGGACAAAGACGGTAAGGCCATCCATTACACCCTTTACAGGGGAAATACCGATGGCACAATTGTCTTTGATGCCAGTGGTGTGGAGGATTTAGAATTTGATGTTGCAAACGACACTTATACTTATGGAAACTTTTATTTGATGGAAGGCGAATTAATTGAGGAGTCACGAGTGTTTCCAACCACTGACGACAGTTTTTCCCTGACTTTATCAGGGGGTCCTGTTGTTGAGGGGAGTATTATGGTATCTTCTTCTGATGGACGTCTCTGGCAAGAAACAAATTCATTATTTTTAGCCTCCTCAACCCAGACTGTTTTTGAGAAGAAATATGACGAGGTTTACAAGGCAACTCTTACGTTTGGAAATGGAACTAAAGGCGCAAGGCCCACTGCTGGAACTGATGTTAAAATCTTTTATAGAAAGGGAGGAGGGGAACGTGGAAATGTAGCGCGTAAAATCATCGATAATTACCTTACCTGTACGAAAGTTAGTGACCTTGGAGCAAATCCTGCCCAAATCAGGTTTTTTAACAACACTACTGCTACGGGGGGAAGAAACTCAGAGTCCCCGGCGCATGCGAAGAAGTACTACCCTCATGTTTTTAAAGCACAGCAGAGATGTGTTACCGGTGAAGATTATACCGCGGAAGCTAATTCTTTCATTTGCTCGAATGGGGTTATGGGAAAGGCTATGGCAGTATTAAGGGATAACGGAGCAGGTGCCAACAATATTGATATTTACTGCTTGGCCAAAGCTTCGCAACTTCAATTGGAGAGATGTTCTTTAATATATAAATCAGAGTTGTTATCCCATTTAAATAACATGAAAATGATGACGGATGAAGTTACCCTTGTGGATGGTGTCTTACGAACCTTAGACCTAAACTGTACCGTCATGATTGACGCAGACGATAAGTACCAACAGGCTGCAATTAAGCAACGTGCTGTAGATGGTCTACTTTCTTATTTTGATGTCGCAAATCGGGAGTTTGGTGAATCGTTGTCTCTTTCTAGACTGCAGAACCATATGCATGAGGTATCAGGGGTTAGGTATTTTAAAGTAGATAATTTCCCGGGAGATATTAGTGCAAACATAAACGAAATTATCCAACTAAACAACTTTGAAATCACGATGGACCTCATCTAATGAGTATTCAAAAGCACAACTACATAGACCACATAGTCCCCTTAGTCCCCTCTCTATATTTAGACAGGGAGGATTTAAATCATGGAGTTGAAGAAGAGCTTTCCTACAAGGTTTTAGCTCACTACTTAAGGTTAGTCAGTACCGCGAGCTCGGTTTTCCCCGTTAGCGGACTTTCCGCAGTAGAACTACAGGCCAGGTTTGTGCCCGCTAATAAACTAACCAGGGTTACTTCTCGAGATATAAATGATTATGTCTTTGCTCCTTTAGGGCTTGAGATAGCAGATTATACTGCATCTTCCGATTTCGAAACTGTACTGACGTCTAGTGCCCTCAGCGCTATTATTTTAAATGGGGAGGACCAGTATAAGAGTGACGCATTTCGACTGTGGGTTTCTGGGGATGGTGACTCTGTTCCGGGGGTATCAGGACTCTACCCTGAAGTAAGTACGGTCTCTTTAGCGCACAATAAACTTGTAGAGAAGTTAGGTCTTTTATACTTTTTAAACTGCTCGGGACCCGTCCCACTCGCAGATAAAGATGCCGACCACGTAGAGCTGAGCTCCTTGTCCGTATCAAGTCTATGGATTGATAAGATTTTCAAAGGGGAAACAGTTACCGAGGAAGATTGCTTGGCGACGTATTTTGAGTATGTCTGGAAGAACAGAGAGTTTGGGTATTCGACTTTAGCTGCACATAATGTCATGCCTGCTGAGTTTTTATCAAGCACGGCAGAAGTCTCTTCTCAAACATACTTATCTGGAACTCAGTTATTGGACGCATATAAATCTTCTCTGGGTTTATGGACAAACACAAATATGGATGACTCTCCTTTCGTAAAGGATAGTGTCGAAGTATTTTTATCGTCTACTCTTATTCCTACTAGGTTTGCAAATAGTGGGTCTCTATCAAAGTTTTTGAGGGCTTTGGGGTATGCGTCTTATGACTTGAATCACGTCGTTGATTCCCTCCAAGATTTAATTGATATTGATAAATGCCCCGCCCAGTTCTTAGATTATTTGGCTGCCATGGTAGGGTGGAAGCTTATTGGTTCCGATTCAACCGAATGGCGTCAACAGCTGAGGAATGCCGTCAATGCTTATCGTATGAAAGGTACTGCTTCTGGCTTAGATGCTGTAGTTGAGTATATCTTTGATAGGGATGTATTCTACCCAACGAGTGGGCTGACTGAGACTTGGGAGTCTTACCTCCCGAATATTTTATATTATTTGGTAAAGACCGAATCATTTTTAACTTCAGCAACAGGGGAAGAGGCTAGGCAATGGACGGCATGGTGGAAAAACAATAGCAGCGTAACTGTTAATTATGACCCAAATGACATGGATAATAACTGTCGATTTGTCGTCGATTTTCTGCTCGAGTATCTGGACAACCAACATAAATTAATCCACATTAATGGAAAACACTGGAAACAGTCTGATATGTGGAAAGAAATACAGGAAAATCCTAATTCCGCGAAAGGGTTTGAGCACCGTGGAAAAATTGTAAAAATACCTCCGTGGGAGAAGGATAGGTTTTACTCTGATTCCTATATCACGTTGAACGCGCTCTCTAGTGTGTCTTCTATTCTAGCTACTGATAAACTTCATGGAGGCTTGAGCATGACCAAGGAGGCTGCCGCCTACGTTGTAGATTTTTGTAAAGAGAATTTAGGATTGGACCAAACCCCACCCATGCCTGGAGATAGGCAAAGATTTAAATTTCTTACGTCAGCCTTAGCTGTCCCCCCTAACGTAAGTTCTCTCCCTCTCAGGTCAGGAACGTTTGAGGACGCGACCAATCTAAGTGATTATTGGAATAGGAAATCCTCTGTTATGGTTTTGGATATCAACGCTGAGGATGTGAATATGTCCCAAAAAGATTATTCTAAACTTACTTTAGAAAATCTGAGAATGCTCCATCAAGTGTTTAGGGATTTTGTCCCTCTTAGGGTAATGATTAACACAGTCATTACTAAAAGTATGGATGACGGTGGAGGAGGCCCGTGGGGTACAGGTGGATACTTACCTTCTGGCTCTCTTTGTCTCCAGGGGGATTACTCCAAGCAAGACCCTGCCACAAATATTATTAACGATGTATTCACCGCAGGGTTCGTGATGCCCGAACGCGATGGGCAAGTAAGTGCGGGGGACTGGCAAGAGGGAAGGTACCTACCCGACCCCAGCGCCACGTTTTGGGATACCACCGGCAGCCTTGGCAACAACACCAGGTTTGCGTCTAGAGCTAGAAACTTAAGGTACAACCTTCCTGGTAGATTTTTCTCTAGGAATGGGAGAAACAGCCCCCATTCGATGGATTTCTTCTTTAATTATACGTGGGGAGACACTCTGATAACTGCAGCATCAGCGGGGGAACATGGGTATTTATTTAGTTCCATGATAACTTCATCGTTTGTACCTAAAGGGTGGAACTTTTCTTCACAAAGCTATCTTCCTGTATCCTCTAGAATATTTGACGCCTCGAACCAGATTAAAGCGGGTAGGGCTGGCTACACCCACCCCAGGTATCTGCCTACAGAAACAGGCATCGGGGCTTCAGCCAGCTACCCTTTCAGAGCTCCCGTGAAGTACGCCATAGATTGTAGTGGGTGGGGTGCTGAGGAAAGACATAGGCTGTTTGAAATTAACCGTCAAATTGTGGATATCATTATTAAAAGGTACAAAGCCACCAATGATAGAGCTTTGTTGAATTTTAACCATGAGGATTTACTTAATCGGGAATTCGGCATAGGCGTGCACACCCTATTTAGAAAGTACAAGAATCAGTTTATGAACCGGCTGGACGATAGTGGGTACAGCGCAATGTATCATATTTATGGCCCCCTTCTAGAGAATGGAGATGTCCCAGTTCGGGGCAGCCTACTGGATGGCACTGCGGATACAGCCCAATCCCACACACCTGGCCACGCGCCGGGGGTTGATGATAATATGGCTACCCGACCTGAGTATAAAAATATCATTGGGGGTCATGGTATACACGCAAACACCTTTTACAATTCCAGCGGCGTAAAACAACTAATTGAGAGTTTTGGTTTAATTTCCGAGGAGGGGTTGCATTCCTGGAAGTCGGATTTCGATAGACTGTCCACAAAACCTCAGTATTCAAACGCGTCCCTGCTTTCAGGTGTCCAAGTTACCACTAGTGTTGCGGGGAAATCTTTTGCCGTATTAAACGATGAGTACACGACATTTCGGCAAACACGACAAGACACAGATTGTATCTCTCTATTGTCACGAGGAGGAAACCGGTCATACGAGGATTGCTTAAAATTTAGATTTCCTTTACTACAAAATAAAGAATTTATATCAAACCCAAGATTTAAAGCAGCGGACCCCTCCCAGCTTGCGACAGTCCGCCCTTCGCGTGAAGATGTTAAGAACTGGGAGTTGTTGGACTACGCTAGAGCCCCGGGTTGGTTTACTGTTCTTGGTGGATCTTTAGGGACTGTAACAGTTTGGAAGGATGCGAGTGGGAATAACAATCTCGTCGCAAAGTCCTACAATAGCACACCAACTTGGAAAAATGATAAGTCTCCCAATATTGCAACTCCAATTGAACCTTTAATTGGGGCAGGAAGCATCGACAAGGTTCCCGTTCAACCTATACGTAAAGGGTTTATCCCAGGCAAGACCTATACTGCAAGTCTAGAGTGTAGCTCCCAGTACGCGGGCTTAAAGTGGAGCATGGGTATTGTAAACACCACATCGAATAAAATATGGGATGGTACTAGCTTCATTGCGGGTGGCCTCGCCGAGGCTCAAGTTGCGACCACAGTCAACGGTGCGTTGGATGGGTTTGAAACGCTTTCCAATAATTTTACCATCCCATTAAATGCTAGCCCTAGTGATAATTACCAGATGTGGTTGTCTTTCGCAGGTCACCCAGCTGGCTACCGGTCGATGCTTAGAAAATTTTCTGTAAAAGAAAAAATGAGTGTTGAGTCCAACGCCTTAACCCCGGACTCAAAATATGAATTTGTTATAGAAGCATTAGCTACAGGGTTTCAGTTCCCAGGGATAGATTTTGATTATAAAACTGGTATTCTAGGCGCTAGAGTATGTACTGATATTAATAATGCAGATGATTCTACCGAAGGAAGTCAGTACGTCTATAATTTTATAACTAAACGATGGGATGTACTTGACGCAGCTGCGTACTCAAGAGATTTAACCGAGGGGTACTTAGGGTTTGGGTCTAGGGATGATATGGATGCGCCCGCCGGACAGTTCCAGTATTCTGAGACTGGGCTTCCTTATTCAGGCAAGTACCATAGACACGACAAGGCAGGAACCGTAACGCACATGACCGGAGCAACCCACAGTGCAAGAGAAAGTAAGAAATTAACCCCAATAGGAGCCCATCACTATGTTCTAGAGCCTAGAAATGATTGCGCACTCTTTTCGTTGCCAGCAGGAACTAAAAAACCGCAGAAGCTAACTTTTCAGTTCCACACATTAAACCAGAGAGGCCCTTTAGGGGGAGATGGGAAAAGGTTAGGGGGGACCCATAGAAACATCCACAACGAGGATACCGGGTATTATGTTGAATTTTTCCAGGTCAAACCCCCTTGGACTTCACCAGAAACCAAGGAGACCAGGATTGATGTTCATAAGGTTTACGGTAAAGATTTGGAATTATATAAACTTACGACCGCAGAATTTAATCCAACCGACTATGATAGAGAAGACACAGAGGTAATTTTAAGGTTCTTCAATAGTATTGTAGATGATTATAAAGTTAATTCCAGGTACTATCCTGATTCGTCCCCATATGTGGGAACCGAAGGTGGCGGAAGGTCCGAGATGATGGTCCCTTTAGGGGGTAGCCGTTTCATCAATGAGGACGACGCCGGCTCACAGTTTGG